TCAACCGTCACCGCAGATTATAACGGAGCAACGCTAACAGAGATTGCAACGGCTTATGCGGACGATCCGTCTACTGAAATTTTAGCGGTTGTCCACGGCGCAGATACCTATGAAACAAGGCAAGCCATGGTGTTACATGCGAGTTACGATGCATCGTGGGGAGATATGGCATCGAGCCTTGATTTTATCTCATTTATTTACGACCAAGCCGATGATAAATATTTTGTCCGCAGGATTACGCTTGCAGGTTCCGGCAACTCGACAAGTAAAAAAGCGATGTAATAAATGAGGCTATGAAAGTTAAAGTATTAAAAGAGGCCACATTGACAGTGACAGCAGGACAGGTTGTGGACATCCCAGTTGAACAGCTTGCCTCTGCTGTCCGCAATGGTTTTATAGCTCCTGATGATGAGCCTGCCTCTAAGCCTGTGAAGAAAAAGGCTACAAAAGCGACAAGAAAGGGATGATCCTATGGCAACACCAGAATTGCTGAGTGCGGTCAAGCTCGCAGTCCGCAGATCGACAACAAATGCATTTGATCAGGATCTCACATTGCTCATTGATGCCTGCCTTGCGGATCTTGGCATTGCTGGTGTGACCAATGAGGAAGAAACCGATCCGCTGATTGTGCTTGCTGTTTGCACCTATTGCAGAGCCAAGTTTGGCACTCCGCCAAATTATGGAGATCTCAAGGCAAGCTATGATGAGCAGAAAGCACAGCTCCAGATGTCCAGCAAATACACAAACTATTCCAGCTATGGTATTAAATCCGCATTGGACATGATAGGTGAATGATATGCTGGACGATCAGATCACACTGAGAAAGCTCACAGCGGCCAAGAGACCGGATGGAATAATGGCAACAACAACAGAGGACACAACGATATTTTGCGATGTGTCCTCTGTTTCTGCATCGGAGTTTTTTGCGGCCGGGCAGAATGGCATCCATGCAGAATTACGATTCACTGTCTGGGCAGATGAATACTCCGGTCAGCAGGATGTGCTCTATCTTGGGAAAGCTTATAGAGTTTATCGGACATACAGACCGGATGTGGATCACATTGAGCTATATGTTGAGGAGAGGATTGGAGTATGAGCCGAAAGAAATCCGCTGTCACAGTCAAGAGTGCGAGCAAGGCATATGTTGGCGGATTGTCCGAGGCGATTGCTGACATCATCAATGAGTATGGTGCAGCAGCAAGAAAGACACTCGGTGATGTTATTCCAGAAGTGGCTAAGGATACAGTCAAGCAGATCCAGAACAACATTGACACGGCTGGCATTGGCGATGGGAGAACAGGAAAATATGCCAAAGGATGGAAAGTTGCTGTCAGTAAAAATCCATATGGGGAGACAACAGCGACAGTCTATCAAGGCAGCTATCCTGGCCTGCCGCATCTGCTGGAATATGGTCACGCATTAAGAGGTGGCGGACGATCTAAACAGATGGAACACATCAAGCCTGCAGAAGAGTGGGCAGAGGCTGAAATCGTCAAACGAGTCAAGGAGGCACTGGAATGACATATACAGAGCTTGCGGACAAGATGTCAGATCTTTCCAAGGCCATAGGAGCAACAGACAAATATGTCTATTATCAGTGGCCTGTTGGTCTCGCACCTGATCCGCCATATATAGTCTATTACATCACATCACGCTCGGATTTCAAGGCAGATAATATCAACTATGTCAAGCTTGGAGATTTGGTCGTGGAGATGTACACAGCAACAAAAGATCCTCAGGCGGAGAGCCTTGCAGAAGCATGGTTTGAGTCTGAGGAGTTAGCACCTGACATAGAGGAGACAGACATCTCCTCTGAGTCAATGTATGAAGTTATTTACACTATGGAGGTAGTTATTGATGGCTAATAAGGTTCAGTTTGGTCTCAAAAATTTCCACATTGCGCCTCTGACATTCACCACAAATGAGACTTATCCGGGATCGCAGATTCCGAATTTCGGAGATTATACTTGGATTCCGGGTGCTGTGTCTCTGACAATCAATCCCGAGGGCGATGCTACTCCGTTTTATGCCGACGATATGATCTATTATGTGTCAGAAGTCAATAACGGATACACTGGCACTATTGAGCTGGCATATATCAGACCGTCAGATGCCGCTCTGATCTGGGGTGATGTCATCAGTGCGGATAATGTCCACATTGAGACTGCATACAGGAATGAGTCTAAGCATTTTGCCATGGCATTCGAGTTTATGAATGACCAGAAACACACCAGATATGTCTATTATGATGTGGTCTTTGAAAGACCGAGCATCAACGGCTCAACAACCACAAATGTCAAAGAGCCTAAGACCACCACTCTGAATTTCCGCTGTGTTCCTCTGCCTGCAGGACTGACCGGATCTGGCGGCATGAACATCAGAGCCACTAAGACTGATGCAGGAACAACACAGACTCCTGACTCTGTCTATGATGGATGGTTTGATTCTGTCTGGTATCTTGATACACCATATAGGCCGTAAATGTATCAGATAATTCAAATTGGAGATCAGTCTGTGCCAATGAAAGCCACAGCCGCTACACAGTACCGGTTCAAGGCCGTATTTGGCACAGACTTGATGTCTGTACTCTCAAAAGCGTACAGATCACAGGAGGCACAGGGAGAGGTTGCCGAGCTGATACCAAAGCTTGGCTATATCATGGCAAAACAGGCAGATCCAGATACAGACTGGGGAAAGCTGAACAATCAAAGCTTTATGGATTGGGCAGAGCAGTTTGACTCCACAGCAATGGATGATGCACTGCTGCCGATTTTAGGCATTTATAATGCCAACACAAAAACAACATCAACATCAAAAAACCGGGTAGGCGCACCACTCGGCAAATGACAGGAGCATTATTTACTCTCCGAGCATTGCAAGTGGGTTTGCGCCTCTCCGATTTAGACGAATTAACAGAGGGACAAGTGCTGGACATCATCATTGAGTCCGGCAATGACTCAGCGGAATATGGCTTTGAGGCTACACAAGAGGACATGGATGCCTTTGCGAGAGGGTGAGATATAAGTGGCAAGAAACAGGATTGCAGGAATCACCATTGAGATTGATGGCGATACCACACAATTGACAAAGGCACTCGCTGGAGTCAATAAAGATCTAAGAGATACACAAAGCGCACTCAGGGATGTTGACAAGCTGCTGAAGTTAGATCCAACAAATGTCACACTGCTGAGACAGAAACAGGATCTGCTGACCAAGGCAATTGGGGACACCAAGAGCAAACTGGACACAGAGAAAGAGGCTCTGGCACAGCTTAAAAACTCTGACAAGACAGATGAGGTCAAAGACAGACAGGCAGCTCTTGAGAGAGAGATTGCCGCCACAGAGCAGAGCCTGACAAGTCTCAAGAAAGAGATGAAAGACTTTGGCTCTGTTGGCAAACAGCAGCTGGAGGCTACATCCAAAAAGTTTGATGATCTGTCGAAAAAGACCAAAGGACTCAGCACTGCTGCGGCTGGTCTTGGTGCTGCTCTGATCGGAAATGCGATCAACAGCGCAAAGAGTGCTGATGAGATCAATACACTGGCAAAACAGTACGGAGTCACCACAGACGAGATCCAGAAAATGATGTATGCGGAGGAGCTTGTGGATGTTGACATGGAGTCCATGTTGGGCAGCATCCAGAAAGTCACCAAAGCAATGGGATCTGAAAACTCCGTATTGACTAAGCTGAACATCAGCACCACAAATGCTGATGGATCAATGAGAAATGCCACAGATGTGTGGTATGAGGCACTGGAGGCTCTGTCACAAATTGACAATGAGACCGAAAGAGATCAGCTTGCCATGGAGCTATTCGGCAAGTCTGCCACAGATCTGTCCGGCATTGTTGATGATGGTGGCGAGTCACTCAAGGCATTTGGTCAGGAGGCAGAGGATGCTGGACTGATCCTTGACGGAGATGCGCTGGATGCCGCCAATGAGTTCAATGACGGCATGACCAGACTGCAAAAGACTGCATCAGGCGCATTCTTGGAGGCTGGTGCTGCTCTTGCAGAGGCTCTGATCCCAGCACTGGAAAAGCTGACACAAGTTGTCTCACAGGTGCTTGGATGGTTTGCAAGCCTTGACGGATCAACACAGACTGTCATCCTGACTGTGCTTGGCTTGGTTGCGGCAATCTCACCATTGATGAGTCTGCTGTCTGCCATCACCAGTCCGATTGGACTTGTGGTGACAGCCATTGGTGCATTGATCGCTGCTGGTGTGGCACTCTATGAGAATTGGGACGCAATCAAGCTAAAGGCAAGCGAGCTGTGGGAAAGCATCACCACATCACTCAGCGAGACATGGACATCCATCAAGGGATTTTTCTCCGACATCTGGACATGGGTGACGGACAATATCATCCAGCCGATCACAGATGCTTGGGATTCAATCAAGGGATTCTTTGCAGACATCAAAGAGGCTATTGATAATTTTGAGATCAAGCTGCCCAAGATCAGTCTGCCGCATTTCAATGTCAGCGGAGGCAAATTCCCTTGGGGTATTGCCGGAGAGGGTGAGCCGCCTCAGTTCTCGGTTGATTGGTATGCCAAAGCCATGTCCAATGGTATGATTCTGGATCAGGCAACAATCTTTGGAGCTGCTGGCAACAAGCTGCTTGGCGGTGGAGAGGCTGGCGCAGAGGCGATCATTGGAGTCAACAGTCTGGAGCGGATCATCCAGAGAGCGGTCATGAGCGGTCAAGGCGGTGGATCTGTCACCAATAACTTTGAAATCAGATCCACAGATCCGAGACAGGCGGCATTGGAGATTTCCAACATCCTGCAGCAGCAAACAGACAGGAGGTCTGCTATATGGACATAACATTTAACGGTATTTCTTTAAGTGTGGCATTTGGAAATCCGATATTTCCTGTGTACATTTCACATCCGCCTGAGATTGTAGTCGCAGAACCGGATCTGAGCATCGTGCATGTTCCGGGTAAAAACGGAGACATCATATATGACGATGGAAGCTATAAAAATGTCACTGTTAAGTATGAAATCTCTGCTCACATACCATATGGCAATGTCTATCTTTACTCAAAGCGGCTGTCGAGATGGCTTTATCCAAGGA